CGCCTACCTTCACTCCGACTTCATCCGTAACTGAAACTCCGACCAATACGCCAACATCAACTGTAACGCCTACCTTCACTCCGACTTCATCCGTAACTGAAACTCCGACCAATACGCCAACATCAACTGTAACGCCTACCTTCACTCCGACTTCATCCGTAACTGAAACTCCGACCAATACGCCAACATCAACTGTAACGCCTACCTTCACTCCGACTTCATCCGTAACTGAAACTCCGACCAATACGCCAACATCAACTGTAACGCCTACCTTCACTCCGACTTCATCCGTAACTGAAACTCCGACCAATACGCCAACATCAACGTATACGCCAACCTCTTCAGTGTCTGCAACACCAATACCAACACAAACATCAACTACAACGGCCACACCGCCTCCAACAGAAACACCACCAGTATATTACTACATAGGTAATTTAATTTCGTGTTGTGATAATAAACAAACTTTGAATGTACAAATTAGGTCAGTCGGATTCACAATTTCTTTAAATGACACCGTTATTGTAAATATTGGTGATGGAAGACAATGTTATTTTGTTGAAGGTCTAACCCTTGGTGATACAGGAACTTATTTAGTGGATGAAGTTTTATCAGGAAACAACTGTGGAACGACAACGTGTGATGCTTTCTGCCCGACCCCGACACCAACACCCGCAGCAACTAATACACCAGCCCCAACTATTACACCAAGTAATACTCTAAACTCTTTGTACATACAGGATAACTGTTGTAATAATCCTGGTCAAATATACGAACTAACATATTTAAATTCACAAGCAGGAGAAATACCTACAACCATTGGTGAAGTTTGGGTGTTATCAGGAAACACAGGTTTAACTAACAGATGTTATACAATAGTTAGTGTAGAGATTGACTCATATCCTCAAGTTCCATTTAATGGTGATTTTGTTGGTCAAGGGAATATTCTCTTTACCGCAGATGGTAGTCCATATGGCAATTGTACCGCTTGTACTGCAGCAGTCTCATGTAAAACCCCTGTAACACCTTTGGCGACGCCTACCAATACACCGACACCATCGATTACAAGGAGTGCAACTCCAACGCCAACGGTAACACCAACCAAAACAAGAACCCCAACACCAACACCAACTAAGACCACAACACCAACACCAACAGTTACACCTAACTGTAATTGTGTCGGTGGTAGTAGTACAATCACAATCTATGAGAGCATAGCAGGAATAAGTTCATCACAGCTTAATCAAAATATAACTGAATGGTCTTCTTATTTAGTTCCTTGCGTTTCCGGTCTCGCTGCATTACCTGTGACAACAAATAGAAATGATTTACCCGAAGTTTCAACTGATACCTTCGCAACTAAATCATATAGTTTTATGGTTTCATTTAAATATGTACAGAACGGTACTGCGTCCACTAACTTGAGATTGGCTATTGGTTCAGGTATCGATGGTGATTGTTCATTCGGTGTATATAATATAGCAAATCCCGTATCAGGTACATGGTATAGTTTGAGAGTTGACATCGCAGATATTTCGTTATATAATAACCAAATAAGAGTTCTTCTTAGTGAACCATCGAATAGTAATTATTACTATTGTGGAACTGCTGGTGATGACTCATGTTGCTACAACACTAATTTTGGTACCGGTTTGAATCCAACTTGTCCTGGTAACCAACCAGGTTGTTTAGCGCCAATCGGTTATTGGTGTCCTTATTAAGGATATATTTATAAAATAAAAAAAAACCAATGAAAAAATTATTAAACTGGTTTATTTCTTTATTCAAAAAGAAAATACCCACACCAACACCATCAAAAAACACACAACCACCCAAACCAACTCCGAGTGCTGTACCAAACGAGGTAACAAATGGATTCAATGTGAATGGTTTGGAGGAAGATATTAATAAAGTTTGTAATACAGGAGTATTAACAATTTATACTAAATGTACTAAGTTAGAGTTTGGTTGTTTTGTTTTTTCTGATTCAAAATGCACCGAGTTTGAAACTTTGATAGGTAAACATTTTCATGATTATATGAATGATGTTGTCTACCAAGTTCAAGAAGATGGTATGATTATTAATCTTGGTAGATGTAATTCTTAATCTCTATTCACAAAATTGTGATTTTTTATATTTTTTCTGAAAAAGAAGATTTTCATGAAAATATTTGTTCAAATCGCGTCATATCGTGACCCCCAACTTATTCACACGATTAAGAATATGTTGGAAAACGCTAAGAGACCCAAAAACTTAAGAATCGGAGTTGCAAGACAGTTTCACCCTGATGATAAATTTGACGATTTAACTGAGTACGAAAAAGATTCTCGGTTTCGCATCTTGAACATCCCACATGAAGAGGCTGAGGGTGTTTGTTGGGCGAGAAACTTAGTTCAACAACTTTACCAAGGAGAGGAATATACCCTTCAAATTGATTCACATATGCGTTTCGCACCAAATTGGGATGACGAAATGATTAAGATGGTCAAACAACTTCAAAAGAAAGGGCATAAAAAACCACTTCTTACAGGTTATGTATCATCATTTGATCCTGATAACGATCCCCAAGCAAGAATACAAGAACCTTGGAGAATGGTTTTTGATCGTTTTATCCCTGAAGGTGCTGTATTTTTCCTACCTGAAACGATTCCTGGTTGGAAGGATATGAAAGAACCAGTACCCGCTAGATTCTATTCTGCCCACTATGCATTTACTCTCGGTCAGTTCTCCACCGAAGTTCAACACAATCCTGAATATTATTTCCATGGTGAGGAAATATCTATCGCGGCTCGGGCATATACTTGGGGATACGATTTGTTTCACCCACACAAGGTTTTGATTTGGCACGAATACACACGTAAAGGAAGAACTAAACAATGGGATGACGACAAAAAATGGGTTGATAGAAATAACAAATCACACCTTTTAAATAGAAAACTATTTGGAATGGACGGTTTGGATCAGGAAGGTCACGATGGTCTATATGGATTTGGAGCTGAGAGAAGTTTAAGAGATTATGAAAAATACTCAGGACTTCTTTTTGAAAAAAGAGCGGTTCAACAATACACACTTGACAAACATTACCCACCCAACCCATACAACTATGAAACAGAAGAGGAGTGGAAGAAAAACTTTGCTTCGGTATTTAAACACTGTATTGACGTAAATTATGGATCTGTACCTGAGAAGGATTATGAGTTTTGGGTGGTAGCATTCCACGGACCAAATGATGAAACCTTGTTTAGAAAAGATGCTGACAAATCGGAAATTGCTCGTATCATGAATGATCCTGATGGTTACGGTAAAGTTTGGAGAGAGTTCCAAACCGAAACTAAACCATCTTATTGGGTTGTTTGGCCCTTCTCAACCAGCAAAGGTTGGTGTGAAAGATTAACGGGTAATCTATAATGAATATAGTTTATTTTGTAGTATCGCCACCACGCACAGGGACCAAGTCCCTGTGTCGTATGGCACACGAATGTGGATACAAATTTAAACACGCACCAATAACAACGGTAGAAAATAGATTAAATGATGGTCATAATTTCTTTGCTGACACTCCTTGTTTTGTACCATCATTTATTGAAAAAATTTGTGATCGAAAGGATATCAATCCTAAGTTCATTTATATAGATAGAGATTTCGGTGAAACTTTTGACTCATGGAAAAAAGTTAACCTTTATCTAAATTATACACGTATGTATAACCAATACATGAATGAAGAACTTCGTGCGAATATTGCTTTGACAACTCGTACAGATTTTCTTTCACTTCACGAAACTTTTTCGGAAGACTTTATGGATGAAAACAACTACGAAAATCTGTTTGAGATTCATAAACAAAAAGTTTTATCAATAATCACGGAAAAAAATAAAGAAGTTTTAATATATAAATTTACAGATGGGTGGGAACCTTTTTGTAAATTTTTAGATTGTGAAGTTCCAAACTCAGAAGTTCCCCATCTTAATATTAATACTATGTTTGAAAAAATTATCTAATGGCTAATATATCTTTTTATGGATCTCACAACTCCGCAGTTGCGGTAGAAGAAAATGGTAAACTACTTTGTGTAATCGAAGTAGAACGTTTTTTAAATGTTAAAAATGCTGGATACGCACAATACTTGGTTTCACATACAAGACCTTTTTTACTAAAGGAAATTGTTAAATGGATTGAAAAAACTTATGGTATTTCTGAATATGAAAACTGTTATTTTCTAAACACTGATACAATCGAAGGTCCTAAAAAAGTTCACTACGAACAACTAATACCATCAAAAAACTACGAACAATTACTACATCATGGATCTCATGCTGCATGTGGTTTTTACCAAACCGATTATTCTGAAGCGCTTATAGTTTCCTATGACGGAGGTGGTAACGATGGATTCTTCAATATTTACCACGCATCTGACAGAAATACTATAAATGAGGTTGCTCGTTTAGGCATTGATATGGGATTTCCTTATATGTCCTTTGGTGACTACTTAAGCGATGTTAAGTTAGAACCCGCACTGAACATTGGTAATTTGGTGTATTCCGGTAAAATTATGGGATTATGTTCTTACGGTAATGTAAGAGAAGAGTGGTTACAACCAATGAAAGATTATTATTTGGCAAAACCAGATGGAAATAACTATATTGAGTTATTAAAGATTTTGAGTGAAAAAACAGGATTGATCTTTGATAGATCAAATCGTTTAGAAGGACAAACAGCTTGGGACTTAGCTAAAACATCTCAGATTGCCTTTGAAGAAATTACAATTAATCTAATCCAACCATATTTAAACCAATACCCTAACTTACCATTGATCATGGTTGGTGGATGTGCCTTAAATATTTTGTTGAATACAAGATTAAAAGAAGAACTTGACAGACCTGTTTTTGTACCACCAAATCCAAACGATTGTGGTATTGCCTCTGGTTTGTTACTAGCAAAAATGAAACCACAAAGTGCGGTTGATTTAACCTATGCAGGTATTCCTATTTTAGATGATGACAACTTAATGTCTATTTTGGAACATCATTGGAACTCAATTCCTTTAGATGTGGATTATCTTGTAGAATACATTCGATCAGGTAAAATTGTTGGTGTAGCCCGTGGTACATCTGAACATGGACCAAGAGCTTTGGGAAATAGAAGTATTATCTGTGATCCAACTAAACCAGATATGAAGGATATTTTGAACCAAAAAGTAAAACATAGAGAATGGTATAGACCATTTGCACCTGTTGTTAGATTAGAGGATGTTTCAAAATACTTTGAATTTGAGGGTGAAAGTAGATGGATGGGATTCTGTCCGAAAGTTAGAGAAGAGTGGAGAGAAACGTTAGTTTCAATAACGCACGTAGATGGTACGGCTAGAGTACAAACAGTAACTAAAGAACAAAACCCGTGGTTATATGATTTACTAACTAAATTTGAAGAGAAATCAGGTGTTGGGGTATTATTGAATACTTCCTTCAACGTGGATGGAAAACCCATTTTATCAACGTATAGAGACGCTTTAGAGGTGTTTCATAAGACAGAACTTGATGCATTAGTTCTTGAGGAATACATGATTAGAAAATGAAAACAAAATTAGTCACGGCTTTCTACACTGACGTAAAAGGATTTCCTTATTTTGCTCACGAGTCATTTGCTCGTCACGAACGATATCTACATTCTTTGAGGACTATTGCAAACACAGGTTTAGACATAGTTGTTTATTGTAATGAAACACAATATGATTTGTTAATTGAACACTGTAGTAAATTTGAACTTTCTAATGTGGTTATTAAAGTTTCAAACTTAAAGGATTACCCCAAAAGTGAAAAAATGATCGATATAAAAACTCGTACCAACAACTTTTTATTTTATCATGAGATCGATTGGAATAAGTTTCATATCTTATCTAAGGAGTATGATGAGACTTACGACTACATTTATTGGATTGATATTGGACTTTCACATCCGGGTTTATTTTTAGACAAATACAACCCACACCAAGATAAATGTGATGGGATGTCAAGAACATTCGAGTGTTACTCATATCTGAATTTATTTCAACCAACTCTGTTCCAAAAAATAAATTCATATATTGGTGATAAACTTTTAAACTGTTCTAACACCATGTTTTCACACAATATGAGTGTTGCATCTAAGGTGGTTGGGAAACCTTATCAACAAAGGAGTATTTCTGTAGGTGGTATTCTTGGTGGTCATATTTCAAAAATGAAATGGTTTTTATCTGAGTTCGAAACTTTAGGAGATCACATTTTAAACAATGATCATATTATTAATCACGAAGCGATGATATCTTTTATTGTTCAAGATAAACCAGAAAACTTTAAAACGTTTGTATTTAACACTTGGTACCATGATGATTATTGGAAAAAAACACCTGTGTTTGACAACGAATCAATAAAAAATTTAACGCACTTTGTGCACTTATTTGAAAAAGAACTTGATATATGAGCGATATTTTTGATAGAATTCTCCACGAGAAAGGTCGTAAAGGAGAAAAACTTTTTACAATAAACATCGGAGCCATGGATGGGTTGATGTTTGATGAACTCGCAGGTTATAGCGGTATGTACGATTTTTCGGGTTTGTACGTGGAACCAATTCCATATCTATACGAAAGACTTAAAAACAACTTAAACAACGGGAAAAACATTTTTGAAAACGCGGCAATATCCGTTTATAACGGATCAATACAAATGTTAACCATTGATCAGGGTGCGATAGATTCGGGTTCTGTACATCAATGTTTTTACGGTATGAGTGCTGTTTATCCACCAAAAAATGGTTTGGGTTCAGAAGGTGATAAAGAAGTTGTTGAAAAGTATGGAAAACTTGTTGATGTACCATGTATGACTTTGGAAAACTTATTTTCTAAACACAACATTACAAATTTTGATGTTTTTAAACTTGATACTGAAGGACACGATTTTAAAATATTTGATCAGTTGGATATTGAAAAATACCGTCCAATGTTGATTAGAATGGAATGGGTAAATTTATCATTAGAAGAACAACAAACATCTTTAGAGAAATTATCTCAACACAAATATCATGTTGAATTTGTTGGACAGGATCTTATTGCTTGTCCGCAAGAAGTTTATAACGAATTGGAATCTCCCGTATTAGAGGTGAAAAAAGTTGAAGAAACCACAAAGAAAATTACTTTAGTAACAGGACTTTGGAACATTAGAAGAGATTCTTTGACTGAGGGTTGGTCAAGAACTTTTGACCATTACCTTGAAAAATTTGAACAACTTCTACAAGTTGATAACCCAATGATAATTTACGGTGACGAAGAATTACGTTCTTTTGTTATGGTTAGACGTAATCCTGAGAACACATTATTTGTTGCCCGTAGTCAAGATTGGTTTAAGAATGACTTCTATGACAAAATACAAAAAATAAGAACAAGTGAAGATTGGTTAAATCAGTCGGGTTGGTTAAGAGATTCAACTCAAGCTAAACTAGACATGTATAATCCACTTGTTATGTCAAAAATGTTTTTACTACATGATGCTAAGTTAATGGATCCGTGGAACTCAGAACATTTGTTTTGGATTGATGCTGGATTAACAAACACAGTTCATCCTGGTTATTTTACACACGATAAAGTTTTGGATAAACTTCCAAAGTACATTAACAAGTTTTCATTTGTTTGTTTTCCCTATGAGGCAAGCACCGAAATACACGGATTTAGTTTTCCGAAAATAAATCAAATTACGGGTAATAAAGTTGAATTAGTTGGTAGAGGAGGATTTTTTGGTGGACCTAAGGACTCTATTGGGGATATTAACGGAATATATTGGGGTCTTATGTCATCAACACTGTCTCAAGGATTAATGGGAACTGAGGAATCTCTCTTTTCTATTATGGTCTACAAACACTCAGATATGGTGGATTATTTTGAGATAGAAGGTAATGGTTTGTTTGGTAAGTTTTTCGAAGATCTTAAAAACGATAGGTTAGTGAGAAAAAACAAACAAAACTTAGTTCCTGTCAATGACGATTTAAAAAAAGAAAATGCTGCCTTGTATGTCATAACTTTCAATAGTCCAAAACAGTTTGAAACTTTAATCAAATCTATGTACGCTTATGATGAAAACTTTATTACCAAACCAAAAAAGTTTTTGTTGGACAACTCATCAGATTTAACAACAACTGAAAAGTACAAAGAGTTGTGTGTTGAACATGGTTTTGAACACATTAAAAAGGACAATTTGGGTATCTGTGGTGGTAGACAATGGATTGCGGAACATGCTGATGAAAATGGTTTTGATTTTTATTTCTTTTTTGAAGATGATATGTTTTTCTTCCCCAAAAAAGGAGAGGTTTGTAGAAACGGATTTAACAGATATGTCCCTGACTTGTACAACTCAACAATAGAGATTACCAAAAAACATCATTACGATTTCTTAAAATTCAACTATTCAGAGTTTTATGGTGACAATGGTGTTCAGTGGTCTTGGTATAATGTACCACAAGTTTATCGTGAACATAGATGGCCCGAAAAGTCACAACTTCCAGTTCAAGGACAAGATCCAAATGCACCAAGAACTTTATTCAAACATATTAGAACTCATAAGGGTATACCATTTGTGGATGGTGAAATATACTACTGTAATTGGCCTCAAGTTGTGACCCGTCACGGAAACAAAAAAATGTTCTTAACTGAAAAGTGGGCTCACCCATTCGAACAAACTTGGATGAGTTACATGTACCAAGAAACCGTAAAAGGAAACCTAAATCCCGCAATGTTACTACTAACACCAACGGAACATGATAGATTTGATTTCTACGACGGTAAGTTAAGAAAAGAGTCCTAACAAAGTATTTATCTTTGTATGGAGTTTTTTATTAGAAAAAATGCGACTTTACCTGTATTAAAAATGCAAGTGGTAAAAGATGGTAGAGCGGGATACCAAGAGTTGATGGAAACTTTGGAACTGTCTACTATCTATTTTACTATGATTAATGAGGCAACAGGTATTGCCAAGATAGTTTCTTCACCCTGCTCGATAGTCAGTCTTATACAAGCAGACGGTGCACCGACTGAATATTACATTTATTATCAATTTACCTCAAGGGACACAAACACACCTGGTAGGTATGTTGGTCAGTTCCTAATCAAACAAAGTGGTTTGTTAGGTACACAACAAGGTAATCTTATAGTTCCCATCAGAGAACAACTTTATATCAACGTAGAGGATAGTTTCATCTCTGAATCTCCTTGTTGTTAATTTTGACAACCCCCATTTCTATCGTATATTTATCGGTGAATGAGTAAGACAAACTCCACATTGTGTGGAAGAAAATGTGTCACTCGGTAAAACTGATAGTATGACTACACCTGAAGAAATTAGTGCCTTCTTGGAAGGTAATGACCCCGAAGAGTTTATCGTGGCTGTAGAGTTTGACTACGCGTCGGACTCGATTTATAAAATCAAAGAAATACCTGGTAAGGGAAAAGAGATTCGAAAAGATACCTTCATCCCATTCTGTTGGGTTGGAGACCTAAGAGGTTTGAACTTCTACGGAAACTCCAAGGCAACACAGAAAGAGGCGATGACCAAACACGGTATCGTTATCACCAAGTTAGATACAAAAGGTGATGAACGTATGGAAAAGGGTCTCACCTACATGGTTAAATCTTTGAAAGGTTATCGTCATCTTATTCAGTTTTTCCGTGATGGTGGTGCAGATCCATGGGGAGATAAGTATCGTGAAAAAATCCTTATTCTCCCCCCTGTTGAGCAATACTTCATCTCAAAAGAGAAACGACTATTCAAGGGATACGAGGATTATGATGAGGTAACTCGTTTGGTATATGACTTGGAGACAACCTCACTCGAACCAAAGGACGGTCGTATCTTCATGATCGGTATTCGTACTAATAAGGGGTACAATAAGATTATTGAGTGTATCAATGAAGAAGATGAAAAGAAAGGTATTATAGAGTTTTTTGATATTATCAATAAACTAAAACCAAGTATCATCGGTGGGTACAACTCAGCCAACTTTGACTGGTATTGGATTTTCGAACGTTGTCGTATCTTGGGGATTGACATCAGAAAGATTGTTAAGTCACTCCACCCTGAACATTCTATCTCTCAAAAGAAAAACCTTTTGAAACTCGCAAATGAGGTTGAGGACTTTATGCAGACTTCTATTTGGGGGTATAACGTTATTGATATTATCCACGCAGTTAGACGAGCACAGGCAATCAACTCATCCATTAAGTCTGCGGGTCTTAAGTACATCTCAGAGTTTATCAATGCCAAAGAACCTGACCGGATTTATATCAACCACGATAGTATCGGTAAGATGTATACCGAAAAAGAAGAATATTGGCTCAACATCAAAAACGGTGAATACCGTAAGAAGGGATCGTTTGAAGATTTAGATACAAAGTTTCCCGACACTTATGTATTAACCGATGGTGCTGACATTGTCGAAAGATACCTTCAAGATGACTTGGAGGAGACCCTAAAAGTTGATAAGGAGTTCAACCAAGGATCGTTCCTTCTTGCGGCAATGATCCCCACCACATACGAAAGGGTATCTACAATGGGAACCGCAACTCTGTGGAAGATGCTTATGCTTGCGTGGAGTTACAAACACAACCTCGCAATCCCATCAAAACAAAGTAAGACAGACTTCGTAGGAGGTCTCTCACGACTCTTAAAGGTCGGATACTCAAAGGATGTTCTAAAACTTGACTTCTCGTCTCTATACCCCTCTATTCAGCTCGTACACGATGTATTCCCCGCTTGTGACGTAACAGGTGCAATGAAAGGTATGCTTAAGTACTTTCGTGATACTCGTATCAAATACAAAGAACTTGCTGAGGAATTTTACGAAACCGACCGAAAGAAATCTGAATCATACGGAAACAAACAACTCCCTATCAAAATCTTTATTAACTCTATGTTCGGTGCACTCTCTGCTCCACAGGTATTTGCCTGGGGAGACATGTATATGGGTGAACAAATCACATGTACTGGTCGTCAATATCTTCGTCAAATGATTAAGTTCTTTATGGCTCGTGGTTATACCCCCCTTGTAATGGATACGGACGGTGTGAACTTTTCTTTACCTGAGGGTGCAAAGTCTCGCAGTTATGTTGGTCGTGGATTGAATTGGAAGGTGAAACTTGGTAAAGTCTATGAAGGTCCTGAAGCGGATGTTGCAGAATACAATGACATCTTTATGAGGGGAGAAATGGCTTTGGATACCGATGGTGTATGGCCATCGTGTATTAACCTTGCTCGTAAGAACTATGCGGTTATGGATTACAAGGGTAAAATCAAACTCACGGGTAACTCTATTAAGTCAAAGAAACTACCGGGTTACATCGAGAAGTTTTTGGACAAGGGTATAAAGATGTTACTTGAGGGTAAGGGTAAGGAGTTTGTTGAACACTACTACGAATACTTGGAGAAAATTTACAACCATCAAATCCCACTTGCTCAGATCGCTCAAAAGGCTAAGGTTAAACAAACACTACAGGATTATAAAGTTCGTTGTACACAGACCACTAAAGCGGGTTCTCTGATGTCCCGACAAGCTCACATGGAACTTGCCATACATCACAAGATGAACGTAAACTTGGGGGATCTGATTATGTATGTAAATAATGGTGAAAAGGCGTCTCATGGTGATGTTCAAAAAATACCCGCCAAGAAATACAGTCAACTTCAAAAAGAAAGACACTTTAAGAAGACCGGTGAGGCTTTAATGGATACTGAGTCAAGAATTCAACTTAACTGTTACATCTTGGATCCTGCAGATCTTGAAAATAACCCTGAGATGACTGGTGACTACAATGTTGCAAGAGCGGTCACCACATTTAACAAAAGGATCGAACCTCTATTGGTGTGTTTTAAAGATGAAATCAGAAATGGGTTATTAGTCAATAATCCTGATGATCGAGGTATTTTTACAACCACCCAATGTGAGTTGATCAACGGGTATCCAATGGGTCTTGGGGATCAAGATGAATTGGATGAGGTAATGACTTTGTCTGATGGTGAGGTAAAATATTGGGAAAAACGGGATCTCTCAGAAAATTATATGTATGATTTGGCCGAACAAGGTTGGGAGCAGTATATTTACCAATATGAAACTGAAACATATAGTTGATCTAAAGGTCAATAACCCCGATGCCGATTTTTGGTTGATTCGTAAAGGGAGTGCAAATAAGGTTGGTAGACCTACTCGTGAGTTTTCACCCGAACATATTGGGGTGACAATTAAACGTCATGACTTGGTTATTCCTGATTACTTGTTCTATGTGTTCGAACATTTGTCAAATCAAGGGGTTTTTGTGTCTATGGCACGCGGTACCACAAACTTACAGAGTATCAGTGTTAATGATTTGAAAAATATTCCCCTTACGAGTTCTTAAGACCGTCTGAGGAAATAATATACCAAGTTCCAGCACAGAACCTGAGTTCTACACAGGCACCTTTATCTATTAACATTTCATCGTATTCTTCGTCGATATAACCATAGTCTGGTACGATGAGAACTTTTGTCATCGCTTTGATAACTGTATGATCTGTAGATAGGTGATCTAATCTTACTTTGGAATAATCAACTCCTCGTATAACGATACAGGCTTCTCCGTGTGTTTCATAAAATGGTTCAGACACGACCGCAATTTCGGAGGTGTTTATTATTTTACCATTAATGACTCTTTGTGCTGGTGTATTTTTTATAACTGCCATATATTAGATTACATAGATCTGTCTTGGCATCGCCCTAAACTTCATTTGTTTGTTTAAGTTTTCGGCAATTTCCGCTTCCTTCTTCATTTGATTTTCAGGACGCAATCTCTCAAGACGTAGTTTTAATTCTTCTTCGAGTTTTGATTTTTCATCTTTTGATTCTGTGAGTAAGGATTGATAATCCATCACAATTTCACTGTCAGGGGTTTTAAGATTACCACTGTATTTTCCTCGAACTCTCGCAAGGGTTTCTTTTACATACGCAACAAACCACCTTCTAACCCACTGTTTTGCTGGTGAATTTAAATCTTCCCAAGAAAGTTCTTCTAACGGAACATCAGACGGAAGTTTAATAATGTCGGGGTTGTCTTTTAAACATTGTTCTCTACTATCACCATCAACATCATAGTACCAATACCAAACCGCATTTCCCGTGTATTGAGAATAGTTACTCCAAGAGAAGTTACTACCAGGTGCGTTGTAAAGGGTAATCATTTTTTTTCCATCAGGTAACCCTGTGATTTTGTAAGTTAGTTCACTACCAAGGATTCTATTAAGGATATTCGCCTCTTGAGCTCTAACTAAGTAGTCAAAACCACTCATCATAAAATATGAACCAGCATTTCCCATTTGAGCATAACCCGCTTGGTTAGCCCCTAACCCAAGTCCTCCAAATCCATAGTCAGTTGTACCCCAAAGGGCTAAGTTTTGTAATGGTCTGTTCGAGAACCATAAAAGTTCGTTTACTTCTCTACCCGCTGGAATTTCATAAGACTGAGTGTTTGCACTTAAAATAAAGTAATCTTTTTTAATAACCCAAGGACCTACGGTTTGTAGTCCAACTATTTTAGAATATGCATACGCAAACTGATCTTCAAAATTAAGTGTTCTTGTAGTCAATGCACGCGCAACAGATTGTTCTTTCATGTTTAGGTTAACCAAGTTAACCCACTGAGACTCTATGAGCCAATCTAATGTATATTGTTCGTAATCTTGAATTGAAAACTCCATTAATGAGTCCATCATCTCATCTTCAATTTCAACACTTCTTAGAGGCGCACCAAGTTGATGCTTAACTCTTGTGTAAAGTTTGCTTCTTTCGGGTTCTGGTATAACTGACATAACTATAAATAGTCATTACCCACCAAAATCGTAAAGTAGGTCTTCTTTGTCAAATACGTATTGTCCAAGGACTATATTTGGATTGTTTTTGAAAATTATTACATGTTTTCCTCTAATAAAAACCATCCAATCCACATTATATTTTTCTACTTCACCTGTTTTAGTAACGGTAAGTTTATTACCTTCAGGAACCAGTTGATCAAAACCCTTAACCTGAGCGGTGTGTTTTTTTGAATCCATAAAAATTTCCATATCAATTTTTTGGAAAGCATCTTTTTCTTTACCGGCACCCGCAGTGGTTTCAACTTTAGCATTTGGTAGGTTGTTTTCAATAACCATTTTCGCTGAGGTTTCTCTCTTTGTTCCTATAGAATCTTTTTCCTTAAGGGTGTTCATAATATTTTTGAATGTAGAACTATCCGGGTTAAAGATTCTTTCTCTGAATGACTCAATGTAGTTACACATTCTTTTTACTTCTCTGACTTGTTCCGCCGGGGTCTTGTCTGTAAAATCTAACAATGGTTCACCCAAGTTTGTAACAACTTTGTTTAAATCACGAACCATAAGACAAAAAACTGAATAGTTGGTATTCATGTAGTTGATTACAGATCTTCCCGGTTTTTCTAAGTTATAGATGCCAGGTATTTCACCACCCTCAGTTTTAGTGTGGTATTTGTCGGAAAAAGTTTTTTTCAGAACATCATTGATGGTGTTCTTATAAATGTTTCTTGCTTGTTTGTTTACGTTGAATAGCATTCGGTAAATTTCGGTTTCAACTCTTGAGCAAGACTCGGACTTCGATTCCTTTAAAAGTTTTCCGAGGGCTACGGATTCCAAAAGAGATGTTTCTGTTTTCATTGTGTACATAGTTTCTACGAAGGGCCAATTTACGGCAATCCAGAAGTTTTTGATGTATTCGTCTCTTTTATTTTTATATTTTAAATAATAGGCATGTTCCCATAGGTCTAATCCAAGTAAAGGATATCCCCCACCTTCAATGATGTTCATTAGTGGATTGTCTTGGTTGGGTGTTGACATAACCTTCAGAGTTCCTTTGTTTGTAAGGACTAACCAAACCCAACCCGAACCGAAACGTTGTTTAGCAACATCCTCAAACTCTTTTTTAAATTTCATAAAAGATCCGAAGTCTTTTTTGATTTTCTTCATTACCTCGGGTCCTACTTCAGTAGGTTGAGGGGATAACATGTTCCAAAATAGTGCGTGGTTGAATGCTCCACCAGCGTTATCTCGTATCCCTTTGGGATATCTTGATATATTTCTAACAATCTTCTCAAGGTCTTTATCTCCCTTTCTTTTCGAAAGAAGGGTGTTTAGTTTGTCGACGTAACCCTTGTAGTGTTTGTTGTAGTGAACGTTCATTGTCTCGGGATCAATAAAACGTTTCAGGGCTGAGTAGGAGTAAGGAAGTTTTTCGATCCCTATTTTTTTCATTTCTGTAATCAAAACTTTTAACTCCTGTTTTGTTTGTTCTTGTAGAATCTGTTTTTCAACCCGTTCTACCGATTCTTGTAAATGTTGCATATTAAGGTATTTCTTTATAAATAATAGAAACCTTTGTTATTATCTTCTTTCGGCAATACTTCTTAAAATTTCTTCCACCACATTTGTTTCATCTTGGGTGTCACCCATCACAGTTGCAATGATTCTTTTCTTGTTATTGAGTATGTCGTAGATAATTCCTTCTATCGTGTTGTCAAAAATGGGGTAGTAAACTAACACATTATTTTTTTGTCCATAACGATATGCTCTATCTTCAGATTGTGAGTGGTCTGAAGGTAGGAAAGAAAGATCATTCATAATAACGGCTTCTGCTGCTGTGAGAGTAATACCCACACCAGCTGCTTTTATGTTTCCCACAAAAACTTTAATATTTTCGTCATCTTGAAAACGATCAACAGAATCTTGTCGTTGGGTCTTTGACATTGACCCATCAAGTCTTACTGCTTGTTTTCCAAAATGTTCATAAATGGTTTGTAAAGATTTTGTGAAGTTACAGAAAATAATAACCTTTTTTCCTTGCTCTATAATATTTTCTGCAAGTTCAATAGTATGTTGAGTTTTTTCATCGGCAATAACTTGCCTAACTTGTGACAACTTCGTAAACTGAATCGAAAGGTTTTTACTTTCATCGGGGTGTTTATCGTACCAGTTGTAGTATTCTCCCATGAGTTCTTCATAAATCTTTGATCGAAGTCTCAAATAAACTGGTGTGATAATTTTTTCGGGAAGATCTAAAACATCTTCCTTAAGTCTTCTTAGAACTGTGGATGTTGTACGATCTCGTAATTCTTCCAAGTTGGATGCCCCCATAACATTCCATACTTTGCGAGCTCCAACCTTGAACTGATATCCCGAACAATAACGAATCACATATGCCATCCAGTTTTTAGCAACAGGTGAATCAACCAAAGATAGAAGATTGAAATAGTTAATCGGACGAGATGTCATCGGTGTTCCTGTTAACAACCACAAACGATCCACATCTTTAACCAAATCATTAATGAGCTTTGTTCTCTGTGCCTGCACGTTTTGTATGTAGTGAGCCTCATCAATGATTACTAAATCAAATTTAGTTTTTGAAATGATTGAGTTTTTTTTGTCTTTTGAATCATGAAAGTTTTTTATGATATCATAGTTCATAATGACAATGTCGGCATCTTCAGAATAGTGCTTACCTTCACACACATAACTTGACTTATCACTATAGAGTTGAAACTCTCTTTGCCAATTGATTTTCAATGATGCTGGACAAATAATCAAGATTTTTTTGGCACTTGTTTCTAATGATGCAATGATCGTGGATGTAGTTTTTCCCAATCCCATGTCATCCGCCAAAATATACTTTTTGTTTTTCAAAAGAGATTCAATAGCAATTTTCTGATGTTCCAAAGGTGGACGATGGGAATACTTCGAATAATCAATGTCTTTAATCTCGACTTTATTGTCTTTGATCAGTGATACTTTTGGGACCCAAATATCCGATAATAAATCATTCTCAAAAAATTTACCCCAAACATGATATGACTTATCCTTCTCCGCTAAGAGTTTTTCAATCCACATTCTTTCAGGGATCTCAATAAGAAATTTATCGTTTGCCATTTTGTTCGAAAAGTAAGAATCCAAAACAACCCACTTCTTGGCAACCTTTGGTTGTTTGTCGTGATTATTAATGATGTATTCCGATTGTGCCCGAGTAGGGTAAAACTTTTTGTTTACCTGTAACTTAATCTTGAGATTTAGGATATAGTTGTTCGCTCCTTGATAATTTTCAAGAATAGATATCGCTTTGGATTCTATGGTTATAGTACCACTCATTGAGGTTAATTTAGATGAAAATATCTTAAAATCAAAATCTTCACTATTTTCCCTTTTAAATATAATTATAGATATAGGAATATCAACAATGGAGAAACTAGTTCCAATCACACGCTTAGGTAAATTTTTCGGAGGTGAAGATTACACCTTAGATGTTAATATGGGTCAGGAATGGCTTGAGGGTGATATGAATTTCACTGTTATACTCTATAGAATAGATAGATATAAAACTCTACAGGATGATGTATATGGTGAAGTACCCGAAGGTGGTATTCAGTTTCTTCCACCGATTGAACTAAAAGGATACGTTCAAATTCTTGAACCCACAAATCAACGTTTGGGTAATAGCCGTATTAGACAAGATGAACCAGGTAATATGAGATTTTCTATCTATCAGTCTTATTTGGATCAACTAAATGTTGACATCAACTTTGGTGATTACTTGGGTTATTATGAAACAGAAAGTAAAGTTCGTTACTATTCAGTCTCTGATGATGGTAAGGTTGTTTCCGACAATAAACATACATACGGGGGGTACAAACCGTTCTATCGTTCAGTATTAGCAACACCTGTAAGTAAAAATGAATTCTTTGGTACGTAATGGGATTTCCTAAACAAGTAAAACCAACAATAGATCTTGTCCCACCGAAAACTCTTTCGGCAAGACGACATGAACTGTTGGAATATATTAATAAAGATGGGACTTACTTACCCAAAAGTGTTCTACACGCGGATTTGGATTTAGGTATGCTTGAGTTCGTAAAAAACGAACTAAAGACGACCGTGTCTGGAAAAGACATTAGTGTTATCGATAAAATTATAACAAATCAAAGGTGGTCTCAGTTTACTGAAACTTGGAACTTTAAAGATCCCGATTTCAACGTAGAACTTCCATTTATCACTGTAGTTAGAAGTCCCGAAGTAAAATACGGAACAAATCCTTCAACACAATATACAATCCCTAATCGTAAACAGTTTTACTACGCAACGGTACCAACTTGGAATGGAAATCAAAAGGGTTATGATGTTTATACCATTCCTCAACCAGTTCCTGTAGATATTAACTTTTCTGTGAAAATTCTTTGTAACAGAATGAGAGAATTAAACACTTTTAACAAAAATGTTTTACAAACTTTTTCTTCTCGCCAAGCGTATACTTTCATCAAAGGTCAATACGTTCCGATCATTATGAATAATTTGACAGACGAGTCTGTTATCGACCTCGACAAAAGAAACTATTACATGCAAAGTTATGATTTTACGATGTTAGGATACCTTATTGATGAAGAAGAGTTCCAAGTAAAACCCGCTGTTGCAAGAGTTTTACAAATGTTTGAGGTTGATGTTAATGTAAAACAAGGAAGACGAAATGAGTTTTTTCCACCAAATCCTGATGAATTTGAGTATCGTTTATACTACACACCAACCAATGATACTCTAATTGATGACTCGGTGGAATACACTGTAAATCTTACATTAATTTCCTCTGATAACGTGGAAACTTGGGATGTGACTATCAATGGTGATTATTATGGGTCTGATCTTGAAAGAATACAATTGAACACAAATGATCTTCTCAGGGTAAGTATTACAAAAATCGATGAGGGTGAGGAGGCGACAATCCTATACCAAGGAAAACTACTTTAATCTTCCCCGTAGATATCTTTAATTTCCTGTTTCTTAGTGGGGATCTGTTTTGGTGTATTAACATTGGAACAGGTTTCTAAAATTAGGTTTTCTAAGAATCTATAAATCTTAATACCTTTCTTGTCACAATAACTTTTTAAAACTTCGTGGACATCAACTGAAATTTTAAGATTTTTTACTTGGCGATCTTTCTGAGACATAAAGATAAAAAAGGCAGAAAATAAGGCGCCTATATATTAATACATATTAAGAAGTAAAGTTTTTTGTGTTAATATCAAATATTTATGATTAATAAATAAATCCGAATAAGAAAAAACTAAACTATGTTCTTTCAAGTAACAAATCAAGTTAACCAAAAGGTATTCGTATCACCTGGTGTATACACTTCAGAAACTGACCTTTCTTTTGTGGCACAGAGTGTTGGAGTAACAACCTTAGGATTGGTTGGCGAAACTCTTAAAGGTCCGGCTTTCGAACCTATTTTTATAACAAACTACGATGAGTTCCAAACTTATTTTGGTGGAACCGTTCCTGAAAAATTTATTGGAACTCAAATCCCCAAGTATGAAGCAGCCTACATCGCTAAAGCATATCTCCAACAGTCTAACCAACTTTTTGTAACAAGAATTTTAGGTCTTAGCGGATATGACGCGGGTCCATCTTGGTCTATCCGTGTAACTGCGAATCCTGATTGTGAAACTATCGATATTGATACTGTGGCATCATCAATACCATTTACCGTGAATTTCTCAGGTAGTTCAACAGGAGGAACAAACTCATTTAGTTTTACCACATCGGCACCTGCAATCATAGGTGTTAACTCAGGTACAACATATACACTTAATGATGGTTCTACATCTACCATTGCGGCTGATTTGTATTCTTTTGCAAGAAGTGTATCAGGTAACACGGCAATCTCAGGTAACACATCTGTAGTCTACGGTTCTTTACCAAGTGCAGATTACTTGGCACTGTTTGGTGCATATCCAAACTTGAACAACGTGTATGGGGTTGATAATTTGAATCTTGAGAACAACGAACTTTGTGATGGTATTAACGATCCATGGTTTTATGCAAACTTTGATTTTTCGGGATCATCTGAAATTTATTCGGGTTACTCAATGAATGCTCAAATCACAAACTATTTCACAGGAGCATCCAACACTTTTGCAGGAACTTTATCAGGTGAAATTTTCATTTACAGTGCAACACCCTACACCCAATACCAAAACTTAGTGGTTGCAACAATGAGATCAAGAGGTATCTCTGAATATTCTGCGTTACAACATGGTCCTCAATATCAAGTGACAGGTCTCACTGATGTTCAGATGATTTGCACGGGTCCTTACTCAGCGGTTAATTCTAATCCTTACGCAACTTTCCAAATTTCAGGTGTAACATATCTTGGTCAAGACTTTAGTTTTGACGTATCTATGGGTCTTGGTGATTCTAACTACATTTCTAAAGTACTTGGTATTTCTAACTTTAATAAATCGAGATTCGAAGTTCCTCTCTTTGTTGAGGAGGTTTTCCCTGGTTTATTAAACTATGGTTATAATAAGAGTTACATCAGAGGTCTAAACTGTGATTTGGTTTCATTACCCGAAGCACGTGTCAAACAATCAACAACATCTATTGCTTGGTATCTTGAACAATATCAAACACCGATCACTCCTTGGGTTGTTTCTGAACTTAGAGGTAATAAAGTATTTGACTTGTTCAGATTTAGAACCATTTCTGATGGTAACTCAGCTAACACAGAGGTAAAAATTTCTATAGCAAACATTTCTTTCGCAAATCAAACTTTTGATGTCTTAGTTCGTGATTTCTTCGACACAGATGCAAACCCTGTTGTTTATGAAAAATATACTAACTGTACATTAGACATAGGGTCAAATAGTTTTGTTGGTAAAAAAATCGGTTCGTTTGATGGTGAATATCCTTTAGTTTCTACATTTGTAATGGTAGAAATGTCTGATGAGGCACCAATCGATGCATTACCTTGTGGGTTCCGTGGTTTGGAAAACAGAGTGTACGGTAGTGTTTCAAACCCTTCACCATTTGCAATAATTAAGAATGAGTATTATTTTCCAGGACAAGTTATTTGGGATCCTCCTTTCGGTTCTCCTTACGGTGTCAATCAAGTAACATCTAACGGTGATGTTGTTAGAAGAACTTATCTTGGTATTTCTTCTCAGTTTGGTGTTGACTCAGATCTTGTTCAATACAAAGGAAGACAAAATCCTGTAACTGACTGGAACACTGCGACAACATCTATTCCATGGAACTACCAAACTCAAGGTTTCCACATGGACTCAGGTGCAACGGTCATTACTATTGGTAACTTACAGGCAACAAGTGGAACACCCGCGTTTATTTGTGGTGTTGCTAACTTTAATGCTGAACCAGCAACGCAAGAAAACCCATACTATTTCTTGTATTCTCGTAAGTTCTCATTTGTTTTCCAAGGTGGATTTGATGGATGGGATGCTTACAGAACATTTAGAACTAACCAAGACAGATTCGCGTTAGGTGCGAGTGGTTTCCTACAAGGATCGACTCAAACTCAGAGATACCCAACGGCTAGTGGTGATGGTACATTCAAACGAATCGTAGTCGCTAACAATACTCAAGATTTTGCAAACACTGACTACTACGCATACTTGTTAGGTATTCTTTCTTTCAATAACCCCGAATCTACAAACATTAACGTGTTTGCAACACCAGGTATTGACTATGTAAACAACAGTAACTTAGTTGAGTTGGCTATTGGTATGGTAGAAAATGAAAGAGCGGATTCTGTTTATATAGCAACAACACCTGACTATAACATGTACACGGCAGATGCAGGTAGTCAGTATGAAATCATCTATCCTCAACAATCCGTAGATAACTTGGATCAAACCGGTATTGATTCTTCTTACACGGCAACATACTATCCTTGGATTTTAGAACGTGATACGGTAAACAACACTCAGATCTATATCCCAGCAACAGGACAAGTTTGTAGAAACTTGGCACTTACAGATAACATTTCTTTCCCATGGTTCGCATCTGCGGGTTACACAAGAGGTCTTGTTAACTCTGTGAAGGCAAGATTAAAGTTGACTCAGGAAGATAGAGACACATTGTATCAAGGTCGTATCAACCCGATCGCAACATTCTCTGACGTGGGTACGGTTATTTGGGGTAACAAAACACTTCAAATCAGAGACACCGCATTGAATAGACTTAATGTTAGACGTCTTCTTCTACAAGCAAGAAAACTTATTTCAGCTGTGGCGGTAAGATTATTGTTCGAACAGAATGACGAGATTGTTAGACAACAGTTCTTGGATTCGGTGAACCCAATCTTGGATGCTATCAGAAGAGATAGAGGTTTATACGACTTCCGTGTTACTGTGGCTTCTACACCTGAAGATTTGGATAGAAACACTTTGACAGGTAAGATCTACTTAAAACCAACGAAAGCACTTGAATTCATCGATATTGAGTTCTTGATCACTCCAACAGGAGCATCTTTCGAAAATATTTAATATATTTGGGGGGTGGTAACACCCCCCTTTTTAGCCAAAAACAAAAATGAAAACAAGACTCTTAGAAAAAATAGTTGACGGAACACCTGATCTAAAATACTACGCGTTTGATTGGGATGACAATATTGTTCATATGCCAACTAAGATTTATGCCCTTACAGATGAAGGTGAAGAAATCGGTATTTCAACTGAAGATTTTGCTCTTGTGAGAGATAAACTTGGTGAACAACCATTCATCTACAAAGGGGATACTGTTGTCGAATACTCTTCAGACCCGTTTAGGGATTTTACTGTAAAGGGAGATAAAGATTTTTTGATTGATTCATTAAGATCAAACCCGGGACCGGCGTGGAGTGATTTTCTGGAAGCCGTAAATAACGGGTCTATTTTTGCGATAATCACCGCGAGAGGTCACAACCCAAACACCATTAAACAAGCCATCTATAATATGATCATCAAAAACTATGAGGGATTAAACAAAGATGAGCTTGTAAAAAACCTCAAGAAATATCGTGAGTTTGCGGGTGAAGATGAAATGGATGAAACAGAACTTATTAAATCTTACTTAGAAATGAATAAGTACCACCCTGTAAGTTTTGGTGAAGAGAAAGGTGCTGCGAAACCTGAAGAGTTAAAGGTAAGGGCGATGGAAGATTTTGTTCTTTATGTTAAAGGAATGGCATCTTTATTACAAAAGAAAGCATTTTTAAAGAAAGATTTAGGATTTAAATTTGCTCCAGTTAAAATGCCAACTATAGGCTTTTCAGATGATGATGAACGCAATGTAGAAGCTATGAAGCAACATTTTGAAAAACTAGATGAACCAATTAAAACATACTCTACTAAAGGAGGAATAAAAAAAGAATACTAGATAAGTGCCTAGTTAAGATATAAAATTTTTGAAAATTAAGTAAAGAGAAAATTTTTCACTAACTCACTATTTATAGTAAAGATAAAAAAGTAAAAGAAAGAAAATACCATGGCAGATTTACTAATGAAAATGCCCATACCCTATGAACCCAAAAGACAAAACAGGTTCATCTTGAGATTCCCCTCGAATTTGGGTATTAATGAGTGGTTTGTAGAATCAACTGCACGTCCACACATCAGAATTGGGTCAACCGAAATCCAATTCTTAAACACGTCAACATACGTTGCCGGTAGATTTAATTGGGAACCTATTCCCGTCACATTCCGTGATCCTATTGGTCCTTCAGCGGCTCAGGCACTTATGGAATGGGTTCGTCTACACGCAGAATCTGTGACAGGTCGTATGGGTTATGCTGCGGGTTATAAAAAAGACATCGACTTAGAGATGTTAGACCCAACAGGTGTTGTTGTCGAAAAATGGATAATGTATGGTACTTTCTTGACTGACGTTAACTTCAATCAGTTGTCTTATAGTCAAGACAACTTGGCAACGATTACAGCAAGTTTGAGAATGGATCGTTGTGTGTTAATTTACTAATAGTCTTTACAAATCTTTAAAACAAAATATTTTTAACCGTAGAGCTAAACTCTACGGTTTTTTTATGGATCAAAATACACAACAATACTCACAACAGGATTTCTCTGTTCCACACGACGTGGTTACTTTACCATCAGGTGGAGTTTTCTATAAAAACAAAAAAAAGTCACTCAAAGTCGGATACTTAACCGCATCGGATGAAAACATCTTGATGGCGGGGGGTACTGACATGACAATCAATTTGTTGAGAAACAAAATATTTGAGAGTGATTTACGTCCCGAGGAAATGATTGAAGGTGACATCGAAGCTATCCTCATATTTTTGAGAAACACCGCTTTTGGACCTGACATGGAACTTAACCTAACAGATCCACAAACAGGAAAATCATTCAAATCAAATGTTAGGTTGGACGAGTTGAATATTATAAAAGGACAAACTCCGTCTGAAGATGGGACGTTCAGTGTTCAACTACCTATGTCTCAAACAACTGTAAAAGTGAGACCTCTGAGTTACTCTCAGATTTCAGAGATCGGTGCCATGGCGGATTCGTATCCACAAGGTAGAACTGTTCCAAGAAGAACATGGAGACTTCAAAGGGAGATAATCGCAATCAACGGAAACGAAGATAAAGGAGAAATTGCGAAATTTATTGAGACTATGCCAATCGCAGACTCAAAGTTCATCAAAAAGTTTATGAACGATAATGAACCTCGATTGGATTTAAAAAGAGTTGTTTTGGCCCCGTCTGGAGAAAAACTTACAGTGAATGTAGGTTTTGGGGTCGACTTTTTTCGTCCCTTCTTCTGATTATAGAAAAGGCCAATTAGACGAGTTTTATTACCTATCAAAACTTCTTCATATAAGTTATTCCGACTTTATGAAGATTCCAATATTTATGCGTAAATATCTTCTTGATAAATGGTTGGAGGAAAACCAAAATTAAAAAACCTCGTAAAACCTATTTATTAGAAAAGACTTTAGATGGCTTTAGAACCCGGAGATATTGACGAAATTGGTAAAGCGTTTGGTAGTTGGAAAGATGCTATACCGACCGCGGCTAATTTAACGGAAAATATTTCACGTCTTTACGATGAAATAAATAAGGTTAACAAAACTTTTACTGAGGGTAGGTTACGTGCTACGGAGTTCTCCACAGCGGTTTCTGATAGTGTTGCCGGTGTAATACGTGTTGGTGGTGAAGTTACAGATATAGGTAACACCATCAACGCAATCGCTGCTGGATCTAGAAGAAATATTGTTGCAACAACAGAAACAATAGTAGAGTTAACCGCTGCGTCTAAAGCCTTAGGTGATTTTGATATTGAAACAATCACCAACAATTTTGCGCAAGCCGGGGTTGAAATATCCCAAGTTGGTAAAAACTTGCAAGATTCCATTCTTTATGTACAGAGTATTGGTTTAAATGCTACGACCATCGTACAAGAGATGACTCGTAACATGGATATGATGAACCGATTCAATTTTGAAGACGGTGTTATAGGTCTTACAAAAATGACCGCTCAAGCCTCAATGCTGAGGTACGATATGAGAGAAACTGCAAAGTTTGCCGAAGATGTTCTGAACCCTGACGGGGCAATCAAAATGGCCTCGGCTTTTCAAAGATTAGGTGTTGCTGCTGGTGACTTAGTTGATCCGTTTGTTTTAATGGATAAATCAATTAATGACCCACAAGGATTACAAGATTCAATCATCGAAATGACAAAGCAGTTTACATATTTCGATGATAAGACTAATTCATTCAAAATTAACCCTGGCAGTATCCGATTGATGAAAGAGTTGGCAACTGAAACTAATATAAGTTTTGAAAATATGACCAAGACAGCTTTGGCTGCTTCTGATATGGATAGAAGGTTGAATGAAATTGACTTTAATATACAAGCGTCGGAAGAAGACAAAATGTTAGTTGCCAACATGGCTAAAATGGGTCCCGGTGGAGAATATTTTGTGGAACTACAAAATGAAAGGGGAACTCTCGAACAAAAGAAACTAACTGATTTGACTCAAAATGAGTTTGAAAGACTTAGAGAAATACAAGAAACACGTCCGAAAACGATGGAGGATATCGCCAGAGCTCAACTTGGGACGTTTGACATGATGGCTAGAGACGTCAAAGCTTTACCGTTACAACTAGCATATGCTTTGGCGGGACAGGAAGGAATAATAAGGTTAGGTGAAGCTTCGAGAAGATTGTTTGATACTGCGGTTGGGGGTGCTTATACGGAAGGGGCTCTTCCCTCAGGTCAAGAAATGAGAAAGGTCTTCGAAGGTGTTGGAGACGAATTGAGAACTTTGGTTGTAGAGGCGAGTAAAGGAAACACAGAGGCTCTTGAACAATCTTACCAAAGATTGAGAAGTGGTATTGAAAATACTGAGGTTGCGAATAGGGTTCAAACATATTTGGATAACTTAAACTTTGAGGGTGGTCCAAGATCTACTGAGGAAAGTTATATGGATGCTGCTCTTAAGAAATTCCAAGATCTTGGGGGTAAGGCTGTGGATGGTATGAGAACCACAACAGAAAATAGAAATGTTAATTTTGGAGGTTCATTTACTATAAGGGTTGAAGGACAACAAGGTTTGGATACAAAGGCATTGTCAGATTATATCAACAGTGAGTCATTCAAACAGAAAATGACATTAGTAGTTCAAGAGGAGATGAAAAAACAGAACACATCGTTGAGAAAATGATAATGAAAATACAATAAAACCTATTTATAAATAAAAGGTATGCCAAGTCCATTAGATTTTCCAAGTTCAGAAACTTTCAGAAAAAAACTTGTTGTAAGAAACTTGGTGCCATATAAAAAATCACCAACAGGTGCAAACCCCCCAATCAACTATGAAACAATCCTACGGGACTTGGCTCCTGTTGACTCTCCTGATGCACTGATTGACGTACCAACCTTCGCGAACAACCTGTATCCACTAAATCAATATGGTCAGTGGGGTGGATATACTCAGGTGAGAGATGTGAATACTCTCAAAAACACAAACTCGAATGAGGGTGAATATGGGTATGATGATGCTGATAAGTTAGGACAAGGTTACCAGGCAGCACTACAAGGTTTTCCTGGTATACAAGGTGCATGGAAACCATTAAATGCGTACGCTTCGACAGACCAACTTTTAGATTCGGCGGAGTTCTTCACAAGTTTAGAAATACTTCAACAAAATAACGGTAGAACTACAAACGCACAACCTTATCCAAACTTTAACCCATCTTCGTACAGTGCCATATCATTATTTCTACAAAATGATCCTTTAGGTAGTAACGGTTTATTATCGAGTGATTCATACCTTGCAAAATTAGGATCGGGTTTTTATAGGTTACAAGTTCAAAAAAATATTCAACGACAGATAGAACAAGAAACTATCGGTAGAGCAAATTTTCTGAACGTAAATGGAGGTGAGGATGTATATGCACTTTTAACTGGTAGGGTTCCCCTATTGGAACCTAACTACACTATTACGGTTTCACCAAACTTGGTGGGTGGTGCCGCGCAAATCATCAACCGATTATCAGGAACTTATGCCCCATTTTCAACAATACCTGG